CGTTTGGTGATATCCTTCCAGAAGTTGTAGGCGTAAACATCTCAGCACCACGTTCACCAACCAAGTAAGATTGATTAGCCGATACGCCACCACCAGAAGCACGAGTGCCAGATGAACTACCACCACCAAGAAAGCCAAGACCAAGTGCGTTACCAACCTTGTTACCCCATCTATTAAGTGCTTTAAAACCTCTTACTACTGAATTAACTGCTGATGATACTGATCTAATAGCAGACATTACTTGTTTCGCACCAGAAACAACAATTTCCCAAGTCTTAGATGCCACATCTTTAAACCTTTGAAAATCAGTCTTGCCCTCTTTCATCTTAGTAAAGAAATTTGTAATCTTTTTGGTTAGTTCTACTGCGTGGAATCCAATAGTCTGCCCCCACTTTGCACCAGCATCAGTAGCAGAACCAAACCCAGTAGATATACCAGCAAGGTGTTCTTCTAACCATATCCATAGTGGCTGAATAGTTGTTGAAAATTGAGTAGCAAACTCAGTCCACCAATTACCCATTCTTTCAAGTGCTGGTGCTAATGACCCAGTTAGATTGTTTTTAACACCTGCTAAAGCTTGTGTCATCTTAAAGAACGCATCATTAACACGTTGTGAAGCGGCAACAACCTTATCACTCAAGACAAAGCCTAATTTATCAGCTTCCATCATTGTAGCATTAAGAGCAGTCTTGCCATTCTTGAGCATATTAACCATCGCAACACCCTCTGAGTCAAAGAGTTTAAATGCTAATCGTAATCTTTCTGCTGGGTCTTTGGTTTTTTGTAATGCGTTTGCTACTTGACCAAGTAAATCAGTAGCAGACCTTACGCTACCATTTGAATTGGTTAGTTGAACACCCATCTTTTTCAGAGCATCTTTAGCTTCACCAGTACCTTGTGCGGCTTCGCCAACTCTACGAATGAATCTTTGTAAACCCATATCGAGTGCTGTTTCTTCAACACCAGCTAATTTAGCAGCGAATCTGAAGCGTTGTAATTCTTGAGATGTAACGCCTAATTTAGACGATACTTTCCCGAGTTTATCTATGACTTGTATGGATGATTTAATCATCAAACCCATACCAGCAATACCAGCAACACCAATTAGTGCGACCTTGAAACTTAGTAAAGACTTAACAACCTTACCAAGTGCTTTTCCTATCCCCCTACCAGCTTTCTTTGCTACTCTGCCTAACTTCTTAAAATGTTTAGTAACACCCCTAACAACCTTAGTTGCCTTATCCCTCGCTGAGATTAGAATTTGCATTTGTTGTTTGCTCATCTATACACTCCATCATTCTAACTAATTTATACGGTTGATCTGCCCAAGTGCCAGAGTTTGGATAATGACCTTTATTCCAATACCTAAATATTTGGAAATAATCACCAACCTCTTGAGCATCAATCAATGGACAACGTGTTGTATGCCCTTTGATACCGTGTGCCATAACTATTGTTGAAGCATTAAGACTACAACCTCGAACTTCTTTATCGTGGTTTGAGCAGTTGTTACAATCATACTTCAGTTCCCCTTGAATGATTGCCCCAATTACTTTTTTTCTTCGTCATCCCCGAACCCATTTAGGCTCAAAGCTACATTCCCTAATTCTTCAACAATACCTAATCTTGCCAGTTTGTCCATAGTGGTATCTGAAAGCCTACCTCTCTCGACCTTAATCGGGAATGGTAGGTTATCAGCCTTTTTAAGCGAGTAACGAAGTGAATCAGCAGTTAAGCCAAATAGATTAGTTTTAATCTCTTGACCAGCTTCACCTAAATCAAATGATATGTGCTTATCTTTAATCTCAGCAAACTTCATAAAGGTAATAGTACCTAAATGAAATGTAGTTGGTTCTTCACCATCTTTGAAACTTAAATGCTTCATATCGTGAGAATCAATATATGCCGAAATGTCTGAATTATCTACATCAATTGCTGGGTCATCTGTTGAAACTACTGTTTTAGTTTCACTTCTATCAATCGCTTTAAAAGCCATTACGAAACAGTACCTTTAGCTAATGCCCCCGAACCTTGTCCAGAGAAACTAAATCCAATAACACCTTCTGAAGATGCTTCAATAGATACTTCTTCAATAGTAATCGAACCAGTATAATTATCATCACCAGTAGTATCGCCCTCTGGTCTAACTTCAATCGAATAGACTGAATCACCAGAAATAACTTCTGTTACGATTGCTGTTTGGTAAGTATCATTTGGATCAAACATACCCGAACCCTCAACTGACCAACCTTTGTTAGTCGCTGTGGTATCAAGCCATTCATCACCAAATGAATTGTGTTGTTCTGAGTTCTGAGTAATAGTTAGCGTATAACTGGTGAGTTCACCAATTAAGTTACCCGAACTATCACGTAAAGAACCGTTATATCCTTTGACTGTTGCCATTATTTAACTCCTGTTTTAATGGTTGTAAATGTAATCAAATATCCACGCTCTTGTCTATCAACCTCAATGGTTAAATCATCAACCGTTTCACCTCTTGTATCTTCAAAAATAGATTCCATTAAAGATAATCGATAGTGTTTTGTATCTAAGAATAACTCAAATATTTCGGTTAAATCATAAGCACGTTTGTCAAAAGGGGATTCATCTTCACTTTTAGTAAATGTTTTTGAACCCTCTCTGAACTCACGATTGTTAAGCGTTTCTTTTGTTGTAAATTTAAAGCCTCTGCCTTTTAACAGACTAATCATTTCATCAATACCACTTGGTTAGATTGCTTTTCTTCACTCTCGTCAATAGTGCCATCTTCATCAGTATCATAGTCAGCCTTTATAGTGGTCAATTCACTTTCGTAATTTTCCTTAAAGACTAAATAAGATTCGTGATAAATATCATCTGAATCAGCATCTTGTCGTTTAGCCATACAAATCAATTCAAGTGCTTTAGTAAGGTGTAATTCCTTAACTTGAGCAGTTGTTATAAATAATGTAATGTCTAAGCCACGATTACGCATCTCATTAGCGATGATGTCATAAGCACGATCAATGTAAGTTTGATAATCAATCAACACAATACCAAACCCAGTTGAGCTATCTACCGCATTGGATAGAGTCGCAAAACCGAGTGTGGCTGTTGAGCTTGTTGTATATGAAGTAATCACAGCATCAGTACCAGCGTTATCACCATTAATAAAACCGATAGTAGCACCAATCAATTCTTTATCATCAAGCGAGGTTAATCGCTTACAAGTTAAAGTTGTAGTTGAGCCGCCATCAGCCTTTTCATAGTAATCAGCTAATACTGGTAGTGCCGCAATAATGTCCGCATTTTTAAGCACCCACGCCATTGGTTATACCTCGTTAAAACACGCCAACTCTTTCATAGAGTCGTAATGTGCTTTCTTAGATAAAGTAACAGTATCACCCTTTTTATAAGTATAGATACTACCATCAATGCCGTGTGAACCATCACAAAGTGCTTTCAATTCAAGTTTAGTAGCCTTTTTAGCTACTGCTTTTTTAGCTACCTTACCCATAAATTACACTCCAGTTAGAACACGTAATGCGTTCTGATCGATAACGCCATACTTCATCACGCCATACCAACCAACATTAACAGTACGACCAAGATTATCAGAACCCTCGACAACACGTAGTGCTGGGACAGAAGCAACAGCCTTACCAAGTGCGTTCATACCGAAACAAACCGCAGTTCCAGCAGTAACATTAGAATCTTCAACAATAGTGAAGCCCTCTAAAGCACCAACGATTCCAGATGTAGAAGCACCAATATCTGTGTTTTGAGCAATAGTAATGTAATCACCTTTAATGTTAGATACTTGTGATGGATTAACAAATGCTACATAACGACCATCTGGGAACTTAGCAATACCAGAGTTAGCTAAAGCAGTATATGCTTCACGTAAGTCAAGGTTATCTAAAGTACCAGCAACATCAGCCGCAATAGTATTCGTACCAGCTTCTAATACAGCCAAGCCAAGTGAGTCAGTTGTTTCACCAAGATTAACACCAACTAATTCAGCAGATGCAAGATCAGCTTTACCAGCAGTCGCAATATTAGCTAATGATGTTGAAGTGATTACCGCACCATATTCAGCCATAGTCAAAGTAACTTTGGTGTCAGTCATTGTTGTTGAACTTGCTTCCGTGCCATCAGTTAGTGGCGTTGTTGCCGCTGACATTCTTGAGAACACCGTGAAAGCAATTGACGAAGCCATATCGTCTTGTCTGATTGTTGCATAAGCATCAACCTTGTTGTATGAGTTACCGCTAACGATAACCATTTGATTCATTAAATCGACTACCGAATCAGATAGTAGTGCTTTAGTATTTACAGCCATTTTATTACTCCTAAGTAATTATATTTCGTGTTGGAGTGCGTATAGTTCAGCCGCAGTTGTAGTAGATTTAATCCTATCATTCACATCTAAAGATGCTCGATTAGAAGTTGAATCGACTCGCTTTGGTTGAGTATCGCCCCCTTTAAATAAATAAGGTTTATCACCTTTTAATTGTTCAATAAATGTTGATTGGTCAAAGTCCTCACCAGCACTTGCTTGTGCTAATAGATGTTTGAAGTAATCAGCATCTTTGATACCGTTGTCGCTCACAACCTTTTGAACAGCCATATCAGCCATAATCTCATTGTTGTTTGCTTCCAAGCCTTTGATCGTACTATTAAGCGTTGTGATTAACTCTGCTGCCTTATCCAAATCGGATTTATTAGCTTCATCATTTTCACGTTTCGCATTAATTAACTCTCGTGCTTGTTCAATTGAATCAACACCTAATTGTTCAGCTAACTCAGACTTTGCTCGGTTCGCACCTTTGCTAAATCCCTTGTCAATCAGTTTATCAAGTTTTGATTGTGATAATACCACCTCATTTTCAGTCTTAGGAGTTTCGACATTTTCCGTAATATGCTCGTCAGCCATAACATTTACCTCTTATATATAAAAAGTCGTTTTAATAATAACATTATTTTAACCCTTTGGCAATAAATGTGCCAATACGTTTATACATATAGTTTACTTGGTCATTATCTAATGCAAAGAATTTACGACCCATTACTTCGTGATTGTAAAAAGCCTTATCATTTTCTTTACCTTTAAAGTAAATCATAGCACCACCACGAAACTTCTTTACACGCATACCGTGAAGCATCTGATTATGAAAGGTTAAATTAACTTTTGAGCCTCTACCTTTGGTATTTCTATAATGCTTGTATTGTTTATTATATGGTTTGAATGGACGCTTATCAGCATCTCTGCCTTGTTGAGTTCTACCAGCAATACCAAGTTTCCTACCGCCAATAAATAAAGTAGCAACCGATATTACTTCTTCATCAGTCGTTCTTAATCTTTTTAATAGCCTTTTAAAGTTAGGCGTTTTGGTTACACGAATACCCACCAGCTTTTGCTTCCTCTCGTTTCATTTTATAGAATCTATGACGGCAATTATAATTACGCCTTGAATCACGCTCTAATGAGTTCTTTTTAGCATCATCATAGCATTTGTTTTCTCGCAATAGATGTGAGCAATATTCACGAGTCTTATCATCCTTAACGCCCACATATACCCAAACACCCTCGCCAACAGCCTTGCCCATTAGATCAATCAATTCTTGTTGAAAAGAACCAATAGCAGTTAGTGCGTATGTCTTTGAATACTTAGCTAAATCAGAATCAGCTAATTGTTGTTGTAATCCCTTAACCATATCATCAAGTGAAGCATCTGATATAGCGTATTTGTAAAGTTCACGCTTTACAGATAAACCAATATCATCAGCCAGTTTAATGAATTGCTCACGTTTCATATTCTTTAGTATCTGTATCTTCTTGGCATCGTCTGCTGTGAATAACGCATCATAACCATTAGTCTTAAATGCTTTCTGTGTACCTTCAAACATATCATTGAATTGATCGTCAATTAATGAATTAACCATCTTGTAGTAACCAGCATCACGTAATGTATTACGCCAAGCAAATTCATAGCTAAGAATGTCATCAGTTGATAATCCAGCAAGTTGTGCTGTGGCTATGCGTTGAACTCGTTTAAATACCGCATCAGCTTCATTATCAAACTTCCTAATGAACCCATCTACTTTGCCTTTTTCTTTATTGTATATTGAATCAAGCGTTGGCATCTATTCCAAGTGCCGCCATTGTGTCAGTTAATGAACCACCAGTCTTAACCTTATTAAGCATTTCATTACGAGCATTAATATTATCATCAACATCAATCCTTGCATCTTCTTCTGATAAGTCTGGATTGTTACGCATCAATACTTTATGTGGCGAAGTTAATCCCATATCGATTGCTTTAATGTCAATATCTAACTGGTCTGATTTACTTGATGGATAGTTTGGTTCTTGGAAATCAACAGACATATCACCATCTACTGATTTACCATAATATTCAGACACCACTTTAATCATATCAAACAACTCTTGTTCGTATGCCTTGAAGTCTGCTTGTTGCTCTAATGTGAATCTGTCTAACTTTAGATTTTCCATCTGTAAAGCAAATCCAGATGATGCTTGGCTTGTCATTCTGAATTGAGATGGAGATACACCGTAACCAATAGCAAGGTTGTTAGCTAATTCTTGTACTACCTTATGTAACTGGTCGTAATTAGATTGTAAATCAAGAACACTAATCTCGGTGTTTTGACCAGTTAGCGTTAATATGCTTAACGGATCAAGAACTTGTCCGAGCAATTCACCTACGTTATCACCTTTACCAACCAGTTGTTTAAACGATTGTGTTTTGATAATATGGTTTAAAAACGTCAGATGAACTGCCATATCAATTGTACCACCAGTTAAATCATCACCAGTATATTTATCCCAAAAAGATTCATCACGCCAACCGTTGTGTAGATATACAAACGGTAACACGCCAAATGGATTAACCATTTCTTCGTTATCTTCAACCGCTACAATCTTATCTTTACCAGAAGTCTTATCAATGTAATAATGCTCAGTATCAGACCAATAAGCCCAGCGTTCCACATCTTGCTTTTCACCAGTCATTTCAACAAAGTAAGCAACCCACTCAACATCGCCTTGAGAATAACCAACCTCTGTCTGGTGCGGCAGTCTTAACATTATCTTTGGTTTGTCATTATCAAAACTAACTTGAATTAATACATCATTAAAGGCGTTCATATATCGATTAGCTTGAGCCATCGTTTTATCAATGCGTAAGTCATTGTATAAGTCTTGAGCATCATCTGATTCAAACTCACGATCAACACCGAATGAATAAACATTACTTGTGGCATTAATAACTTGCTTGTAGATGTTGTTGTTATCGTTAATCTGAACGTCTAATTTAAGTTGAGCAAATGCTCGGTATATCTGACCAAGTTTACTAACCACTTGATTGTTATAGTTATCGTTATACATCGCATACCGTAAAGAGAACTTCTTTAATCTGTTCGTACCAGTATCAAATGTTGTGTTTCTAATATCGTTGCGTGGGTATTTATTAATTATCATCCAACTCTCATCCTAATGTTCCGAACTTCAGTCTTATGTAAGCCGTGTTCGTATTCAATGTAGTAACCCACCGAGTCAACAGCGTGGCTTAAATCTTGGTTAGATTTATCTGGTTCACCCTTGTCTGTATAAGACATCTGCTCTAAATCAGCGATTAATTCTTGATTCCTCGAACATATCGCTATATTAACATTACCATTACCATTTCGCAACAGAGAATTGAAAGCATTTATTCTATCTTGTACTCTTGGGTTCGCTGTCTTAATCTTCATCTTATGCCAACCAGCGTTCTTGATTAAGTCATAGTTAGTAACAGCAGTACCTTGTGAACGTGCTTTACCAGCAGAATCACCATATATTGTAGCACTCATTAACGCAGCACCAAGATTAGCAAACTTACTCTTTAAATAATCTAACGAATCAACTAATGGCTTACCTTTAATAATCGCATTATCAATAACAGTAACCTTGCCATCTATTACTTGTATTAGATAGATTGCGTTGTATGGATTGATGTTAAAGTCAAACGATATGATTATTGGTAAGTATGGATT